ACACAATGGGTCGAAGGCGCTAGTCGCAGCTTTACATCAAGTTCGGCAGTGAGTCATGCAGACAACACTGGTGTGATCTTGATATCAAACACTTGCACTCCGCTGGTCAATCACTGGGGTAGTTCGGTTATCATGGATGGCAGTTTTGACGGTGACGAAGGTTATCAGTTCACATTCAGTCGTACCAGTTACGGTATGCCAGCCACAGTGGGCGAAAAACAAACTGTGTTTGCTATGCGTCTAAGTCCCAGCGTAAGCAATGGTATTATTGGTGATCTAGGTGAGCGTGAATTGATCAACCGTGCGCAGCTGACACTCAGCAACATGACTGTGAACATCACAGCAGGACGATTCTTGGTTGAGGGTATTTTGAATCCTTCAAACATTGACAGCGCCAACACTGTGTGGGCGGGACTTAACAACGCAGGCGGTGGATTCCAGCCCAGCTTCAGTCAATTCACAACAGCACCTCGCTACACCGGCGAAACCACAGGCGGTGTGACAGGTTCGTTGTTTGGAACCACAGGTGGCTTTACCAAGTCAGGTACAAAAGTCACTTTTGGTGGCAGTCGAAATAGAACATTTTCTGGGCTGAGTTTGACCAACGTGTCAAGTTCGGGGTCCAATGCCAACGTTACTATACAGCTGACATCAACCAGTACCTTGTACAATGACAATACTGTGGCTATCAGCGTACAAAACCCAGGTACAGGATATGCAATCGGTGACACAGTTAAAATTCTAGGAACCAGCCTGGGCGGTGCAACCCCCTTGAACGATCTGAATCTGACCATACAAGCTATTACCACAGAACTCACAGGCGGTGAGCGATTGTTTGCTATTCCAATTTCAACCACCAACTCGGGTGTGTTGGATTTGAGTTCGGTCAAGCAGATTGGTACCAGTGCTGTGCCTGGCATAGGCACATATCCTAATGGTCCAGAAGTGCTGGCAATTCAAGTTACTGCTCTCAGTACTTCAACAACACCAGTTGCTGATGTGCAGTTGCAGTTCCAGGAATCGCAAGCCTAATCAACCACGAACAAGATCCTGCTCCACACGCAGGATCTTGTTTTGTACAGCATCGATGTTTATGGTTGACCACAGACCCGGATGCATGGGTCTGGGCCATGTACCTTCGTCAATCCAGGCATAGCCCAGGTGTTCGTCATTGAGCACAGGAACAAATTCAGATTCAACTACACACACAAATGTGTGATACACAAATGCTGAATCTGCAGATGTGAATTTTTCTATAGGGATCAGGCGTTGATAGTCAGGAAATCTGCCCAACTCTTCCTGACATTCGCGCTCCATGCCGCCTAACAAAGTTTCACCGACTTCAATTTTTCCACCAGGTAATCCCCATGCCCCAGGATGTTTGGGATCGTTACGCAGCAGGTAAAGATATCGACCAGTTTGGTTGCTTCTGAACCAAACACCCACAGCGTTCACAACACTAGGTTCCATTCTCCGCCGGGGTAGATTCCTTGATAGCTTTTGATCCATTGTTGACCTGTCCATTGATATTGCAGTGCTGTGGTTAAGTTTGTGACGTACTGATCGCCAGGTTGTGTGCTGGCCATGAATGCCACGTCCCATCGTGCTCCATTGAATTCAATGATATCGTTGTATTCGGCCACCAAAGGGCGTCCATTGGGTCCTACCCAGGCCGCTGCAGGACCAACGTTGCCGTCGGCACCTGTGGATTCAGTCAACAGATAGCGTTGACCTGCGACCGCAGCTGGTAAACCCTGTCCTGGGCCGCTTACAAGAGGATTGATCACAGCATTCACTGGCAACAAAGTGTTTTGTGGCACAGTGTCTTGGTCCACACTGAACAACAAAAAGCGTTCATCGTTGGGATCAACCACAATGGTTCCAATCACTTGTGTTCCGTCCTCTTGATCCAATCTAAGTTGGCTGATGCCCGGCCTCAACACACCATACATGCCTATTATAGCAGGCCACATCACGTTGCTGCTAGACACAATGGAGGGAGGCACAAGACTTTGGTTGGATTGATCCACAATGGTGCGCTCTTGTAAGGCCTGCACTTGGTTGCCAATCAGCACAATCTTGTAGTTGTAGGGAGTAATAACTTGACGAGTGCCCAGCAACAGATCACTGTTGGTGATGGCATTCACAGCATCACCTTGCGCATCGTAGATGGATGCAATCACACGTTCAATCACGCCCAGTTTCTTGACCTTAGCAGGGCTTGAAATCCAAATTGGCAAGTTGAATCTCAGGGTAGCAATGTCAATGGGATTTTCTGTGCCCATGGGAATGGTACGACTGCTCCATTGCACACTTTCTAGTTCCACTACACTGAGACTGGTCCAATCGATATAGTTGTCGGTGCTTTGTATTTCCAAACTGGGATTGAACAAGGTCAGAATCTGTTCTAGCAACTGCATTTTTTGGTTGGTGTTTGTGGTCCAAATATCTAGATTTAGCGTCAGTTTGTAAGGCACAGGCATCAAGCGCTCGATGCTGAATGCATTGCCTTGTGTGCGTTCAAATGTGTCTGTAGCTTCATCATAGGTGCGTTGACGCACTGCAATTTTGCTCACATGATATGGCTCTTGCATTCTAGGACGATCATAGTCCATGGCAGCAACATAAAAAGTCATGAGTGGTGCCGCTGGCAAGCTGTTGGCTGAGTTCTCTTGAATTATGGTCTGTGCATTACGGGTGGCATCGCCGTATCGCACAGGTACTCGCAACAAGGCAGCAGCATCTCCGTCTTCTTCTCGGCCGTATTCAATTTGAAAATTGCTGAAGATGCGAGTAAACTGCAAAAGGAATCTGCGTATTTGGGCATCGTAAAAAAATTGCTGCATTGTTAGTATCCTGGTGGGCGTGGGTTAGGCGGTAAATTGCCACCATCGTCGCCGTTGTCGGCCAAAGGCCTGAGTATTTCTGACAGGCTCTGGCGGCTGGGAATATTGCCCATGTCCGTGGTAGGCACTGTGTATGTATTGTTCACAAAGCCTGAACGCAATGTTTTGTTCAGCGGACCATTGTTGAGATCAGTACGTACCTTGTCCTCAATCTTGATCCAGCGACGGCCGTCATATCTAAACAGTCTGTTGGGTTGATAGTCCAGGCGCAAGGCATAGTCGCCGCTGACAGGATTTGGAGGAAAACTCACGCCCGGAGTTACAGGGAAGGCGTTGGGAGCAAGGCCGTCTCCGGTCAAGTAGCCCAAGGTATAACCGTCAGCTCGGGGAGTCACATTCATGGCACCTTCGGTGCCATCAGCGGTGGTAGTGGTGTCAGCAGTGAGACCGTAAGGATTGGCTGGCTGTCCGTCCAGCAAGGTAGGAGTAATGTAGAACTTGGTTACATCATAGCCGCTGAGTGGAACATCAATATCGGCCTGTGCCAGTATGGCATCATTGAGTTCGTTGTCTTTGGTTCGAGTACTAAACACATCACTTTGTGTAGGAGGTGTGTACTCAACCCATTTGGAAGTATCTGTGATGGCTGTTCCAGCGGGCACGTTGGCAATGGCTTGATAGTACACATTGCCTTGATTCACAATGTCCCCGGCAGGATAAAAGTTTCCTGGATCCCAAATTTGTTCCATCACCACTGGCTTTTTCAAGATGTCCTTGTATTCTTGTGCATTGGACAGTGGTGTGGCCTTGACTCTCCACAGGTGCGGCAGCCAGGTTTGACTAAAGCCTTCGCTGGCAAATGACGCATCTTGTATCACATAGTATTTGGGCAGCGGCAACGGAATAGAACTGTCCAAAGGGTAGTAGTCTTTTAAGTTGGGTACTTCCAGCACATCGCCACTCATGAGCTTGCGTCCAATTGTGTCAATCATGCGGTTGTAATGAAAAGTAATAAACAAGGTATCATTGTTCAAGAACAGGCCAAACTGACTGAGGTCAAAGTCGATGTCTTGGGAGTTGTACACACCGCGCATGACATACACATCAGGATCATACACACGATCACGGTTTTCCAACAACAACAAGTCCTGTATGTTC